CCGGGCGGACAGCATAAGAGCGTGAACTCAGCGATTGTTCGAGATACTGGAATGCAGGTATTCAACATGCCCAAAGGTTTCTATACATGGGCGGAGATTTTATCACCCGGATTTGTTCAGGAATTTGAGGTCGGTAGGATTGGCGAAGCAATCAAGGATTACTGGACGGATGGGAGAAATTATTTCATCGAGGATGGAAGAGGTGGGTTCTACATCAATTCAAAAGAGGATACCCTACTCGATCTTCAGTGTCGCTACAACTTAGCTTCTCGACCAGGTAGGCATGAAAATGTTTCTGAATCCAGACGGGCATTGCACATGATCAATTCGAATAAGCGGGTCGATGCTGGCATCCCTTTCTGCTTTACCAAATCAAAAATCGTGAAGCATGAGAATGGAACATATTTCAATACCGCTAAGATTCGTCCGATCGCACCCGCTGATGATAGTGGCTCTTGGGGCGAAGGCTTTCCGACCATTGCCGGATGGATGGAGCATATGCTCGGAGAGGATCAACTTAAATATGAATTAGCATGGCTGGCCTATGCGTACGCCAATGCGTACGCTGGAGTTCCCAAACGGGGGCATGCACACTTTCTGGTCGGTCCGCCTAATTGCGGGAAAACTCTGTATAACAGTGTAATACTCGGCGGTTTATTAGGTGGCGGAATCAAAGCATCTGATTATCTGACCGGTAAGGAAGATTGGACTGAGCATTTGTTTGAGTATGGAGCTTGGCTAGTTGACGATGAAGCACCGACCGCATCCTCAGCGATGCACACAGCATTTACCGCGAGACTCAAAGAGCATACCGCAAACGATACATTTCTGATTAAGGGAAAATTCAAGAAATCAGGACGGGCTTACTGGAGAGGTAGAATTAGTATTACACTTAATTCTGATCCTGTCTCCATGCAGCTTCTCCCCGATCTTGATATGTCCATCCGAGATAAGCTCATGATCTTTCAATGTAACGATGGATACCCGTTTACATGGGAGACCAAGGGTGATGCGATCAAAGAACTTCCGGCCTTCGCCCGTTGGCTTTTGAATTACGAGATACCATCTGAAATGGTTGACCTACGCTTTGGTGTAAAAGCCTTTATGAACGAGACGATACAGGTTATGGCATCGGCTGACAGTCGTTATTCTCACATCATTGAACTGATTCAGATGTTCAGAAAGACTCTGAAAGATGATTCATGGGAAGGGACATGCTCGGAGCTTTTGGTTGTCCTCTCAGCAAATGAAAACAATCGGGTTCTTCTGAAAGATCTAAATTCCAAGAAGCTCGGTTGGGGGTTGAAGCATATGCTGTCGAAAGGATTCAGCTTTATTGAGCGTAGCCAAAAGGAACAGTATGGGTGGAAACTTCACGGAGCATTATGAATAAACGGCACGGAACCATGTACGAGTTCCGATTCTTTTCCCGGATTTTAGATCAGGGTTATGATTTATTCATACCAGCCGGCGATGACTTACCTGTCGATTGCGTTGTCCAGAACGGGGCAGGAAAGCTCTTTAAGGTACAAATCAAGGGAACAGGCAGGGCAGAGACTAAAAAACGCAAAGATCCCCGCTATAAGGTCTTAGCGGGGACGGGGAGCGGGTCTAAGAGTTCGATCGACTGCACAAAGGTTGATGTTCTCTGTGCATATGTATGTCCAGTGGACGCTTGGTACATCATCCCCTGCGTAGAACTAAATAATTCTTTATCGGTCTGGTTCTACCCCCACAGCGGTAAAACATCAGCTCACACGGAGAAGTTTCGGGAGAACTGGGATTTCTTTAAGAAGTGGAGTTAAAGAATCCGTTGATTCTTAGCCGCATTCGAATTGTTTCTTCACTGACTCCTATGATGTGAGACAATTGCTTTGGGTGCATACCGCCGGCAAATCTCGCAAAAATAAGATTCTCCCAATGATTCATCCGGCGATTCATTTTTAACTGATCCGCCCGGAATAGATAATTCTTAGTCCGCTTCGGAGGTTCAGGTGCGGGGACGGAAAACGCCGCCCTCACCTCTTCAACCTCTAGACCCAGCTTTTCAAGAACTGGATTCTTCTTGTTCTGACCCATACCCGATTTCGAAGCACTGAGATACAGATTGTCTTGGAGGGAATTGTACTGCCCCTTCACTCCAGATTTCTGAATTATCCTCGTTGAACTCAAAGTGCACTCGAACCACAATATCAGCGCACATTTCATTTTCTAATGCGCATAATCTTACTTGAGGTATCAAGTCTTCCGTTACTTGTCTAGCCTGAACGCTTACCGCCTCAAGCATGTCATTTTCCGCCTTTTTTTGTTTCTCTAACCAATCCTTCATTTTAAATAAACAGTTGCAAATTAGTCGCCAAAGCTGTTATATAGCATTGTATAGCACCACTTCGCATCTGTCAAGTGGCTGACATTCAACACTTTGCCCGGATGGCGGAATTGGTAGACGCGCCGGATTCAAAATTAGAATGGATGCCCCTACAGATGCGGTATAACCCGCATAAACAGTAGACATCATGAAAAAACCAAATAGGCATATGGGTATGACACACACCATATGCAGTCACAAATTAGTCGCGAAAACGCGCTCGGGAACCCGGATAATTCGTAGATCCGAAAATGGTTCCTGGACTTATAAATGTTATGCAGAAGGAAAGCAAAGATACTTCCCTCTGGGCTACGATAAGAAAGAGGCACTGATTCTCGCCGATAAGATACGAGCGGCTAAGGCTCTGTACCCACTCAAAGATGTCATACAGATGTATGACAAAAAGAGATTTCATGCCGAGAAGGATCCTACTCCAACCATCAAAGATGTGGAGGAGCGCTTAAAGGAAAACAGGGTTCTATTGGGACTAGCTGAAAAAACGATAAAAGATTACATGGATAATCTTAAGCGCGTTGTTCGGGTAATGCTCAACACGAAAGATGTGGATGACTTCGACTGCGGGGATTTGAACGAGTCATTTATAAACGGCTATAAAGTTCTAGCTTTGCAGGGGATCAAGGATGAAGGAAAGATTCAGTCCCGTAAGCGGACGATCAACTCTAAGATCCGGTCCATGAAAGCAATCTTTAACCACAAGAACATATTTGAGGGGTTCTGTATTGATTTCAATGAAGACATTCAGGAAGTCGACTTCTATACGAAGCTGGGCACCGACTATGTCCTCCCACCCATGTCCTTGATTCAAGACACCTTCGACCTTTGGCATACGACAGATGGCGATGTGCATACGGCCTTAGGTCTGTCGTTGATTTTTGGTCTTAGACGAAGTGAAATATTCCACTCCAGAAGAGACTGGTTTGACACTACGGGAACCAAGGCGCGGGTGCGAATTGCGGCGGAAAAGAAATTCCGCCCAAAAGGTGGTCATCAGGGACACAGCATGGGAGATAAGTCTGTGACAAAAAGGATTCTTAATAAAGCGTCTGGCGACGATTATTTAATTAAGAATCGTGCGGATAGTGGAAGACCTGTGTTCGAGGATGTGCTCGAACAGTTACGCGGTATTGGTTGGGACCGACAAAG